TTATTTATCTATTTCTAAATTATCAACAGCCGAAATCTGATCCAGTATATTGGTTTGGTTGGGCGAAATATAATTTTTTACTTCACCGGGGTTTTCTTTCTTAAAAAGAAGGTCCAGAGCATGGTATAGTTTTAATAAAACATCTTTATCTTCTTTAGCAATATCTAAAGCTGTATTAAAATTAAAAACATAATTATTCGAATTGCGTACTTCTACTTTTATCGTTTTTGATGTTATTTTAAATTTGACTATATCCATTTGTTGTAAATTACTTCGTTTGCAAAAGTATAAAAAATAAAAAAATAACTCAGTGTAATACAAAAGTTCAGACTTATAATTATAAAAAAATTTGAATTACTTAGTAAAGAAACATTTCTGTATTAGAGTTTTTAATCTATTTTTTTACTTAATTAAAAGGAATTTTTGGGTCAATTGTAACCAAAAGTTTTTTGAATAATTGTATTAAACGATCTCTGATTGACTTAAGAATCAATGTCATGGCGTCAAAATTTTCTACTTCTTTTTTTGTTTTTATAGCAATGATATTACTAATGATTGAAATACCATCACTAACAATGAGTAAATCCATTACAACAGTTACAAACCATTTAAAGTTGTAATTGAGCCCTTTGCTCATTAATGCTAAAGCTGTAGGTATTAACAATACTGTTAATTTGGAAACAAATCCCAGTGCTAATTTTTTAAAGCTGAAAGCGTTACTTAATACTATGGTTTTGATAATGCCAAGAAAAGTATCCATTATCATTAAGTAGAACAAAATCTTAACAATCTCCTGATCCATTTCTAAGTAAATAAAAATTCCATAAAGCGATAGTTTTAATTCGTTTGAATATTCTGAAATTTTATGCATCGTAGGTTTTATTTTTGGGTTCGAGGTCTTTTGTAGTAATCTTTGGGGCTTTTTTACGCCCCAAAAGATTATTACAAAATGTTTTATGCAGGCATTTGCTCAATCTCTTTATTGTGAGCAACAATTCCTGAAATAATATAGTTGTCTTCAGACTCTACATCTAATAGAGCTACTTCGAGAGATTCTTCTTTAAAAAATATCGATTCAATTGATTTTGATTTTCCGGTTTTATCAATTAAATACATATTTTCTAATACATTTTTAGTGCATACCCATTTTACGTTTTCGCCATCTTCGGTAATTAATAAAGGATGTTCTCCAGTCACTTTTATTAATGTATCCTCAGTTTTAATTTCGTAATAATTTGGCTGAATACTTGTTATTTTATTTACTACGATTACTTCTGTCTTAGAAGCTTCAGCTAATTTCCTGCTCCATAACATATAATCATCTTTAGCTTCATCGATTTCATTCGGGAAAGAAAATCCTTGAAGCTTATCTCCAACTATAACATTCTTTAATTTTTTAGACTGGCCAGATGCCATTGTTACCAAAGATTCAATGTCAAAACATGAGCCACCTGTTGAACTTAAAGTTATTGTAGCTTCCTTATAGTCAGACGCATTTCCGCTAGGATCTATTGCTCTAACTTTGTAAGAATATGTGGTATCTGGCGAACCTAACTCGTAATGATAAGTATCAGTAGTTGTTTTTAAAACTATAAAAGGGCCATTATCTATTTTACGTGATAACTCATATGTTATAGGACTATCATCATCTATTGAAGTGCCCCATTGAAGACCGATGTTACCTTGACCTGTAGTGAAGCAACTAAAATAAGCAGGTACAGTTGGCGCAGTTAAGTCAGTTGCAATTGTAGTTGCGATTACAGTAGCTGGAATAGATAAATTTCCGGCTGCATCTTTTGCTATGACAGAGAAATTATAAGATGTGCCTTTCGATAGTCCGGTAACGGAATAAGAAAGAATGTTTCCTATAGTTTCCAATAAAACATTGTCTTTATAGATTAAATAATTAGTAACACCAACATCATCAGTTGAGGCAGTCCAATTTAGGATTAAACTTGTAGTACCAATGTTTGAAGCTGTTAGATTTGTTGGGCTTATTGGTTTTATTGTATCACTTGGCTTTCCTGTATATTCAATGAAATGAACAACTCTATAAGGATTCATTATAGAGAAAGGCATATCGCCGCCGGTAGATCCTGTTGTTTGATTTTTTGATCCTGTCTGATATCCTTCATTAGATCCAAAACGTAAGCCATCCGCTAGTAGATTATTGTCAGAGGTAAATGCATGAGAGTGTGAAGGCATTTCAGAAACTTGGAGTTTCTTACTTTTATTTCCTCCTATCGCTCCGAGTGTTTTAAAATCAGAATCAGTAATATCTAAACCAACAGGCATTCTTCCACTCAATGGCATATACTCTTCCCAACCTTCAGGAAATGGTGCAGGTTTCCCCCAAATAGCTATCATTCCGATAGGTACTGTTGTTGCCGGTTTTTCTTCTAGATCAGTAATACGTTTAATTAGCGATTCAATTAACGTATTGCTTTTAACGACTTGATTTGAATTGTCTAATACTAATAAAGAACCAACAGAACCCGCTGATTTTATATTATCCAAATATACTTTTCCTCCAATATTTGTATTATCCCAATCGGAGCCATAATTTAAACTGAGGCTTGTGGCAGACAGAGTACTGCTATCTGCCAATGCACGTCCTAAAGGATCAGAATGATTTAATCCTCTTTTGCTTGCCGATCCCAATCTTAAATCGACAGCTCTTACATTTGCTGAAAGGGCTTCTTTTGTATCTAGTTTTGATAATTTATAAGATCCCAAATCCAGATCTCCCTGCATTGCTTTTGATCCGTCAATGGGAAGATAAGACTCAATATCTTTAACGACTTTAAAATCTTTCAAATCATAATAATGTACTGCTAATGCATCAGTGATTTGTGGAGATGTGGGACGACTTTCATAATTTGCCTGACTAATGTATATAGCTTCATAATCAAAATAAGCTGTTTGAGATACTCCGGTTCCATACACTAAATTGGTTCCGGTTCTGGTAGTTTTTAAAAATCCGGTTGGAGTACCTTTTAGGATAGGATATAAAATTCCTTCTAGTGTTTTTGCTCCTGTACTATCTTTAGGATGAATAATAGCCCAACCTTGCTTTTCATTTGTTGCCGGAGTTACGATATAATCTTTATCGGTATTGATGCTTAAATGACTTTTTAAAGCTTCAAATAACTCAGATCTGTATGCAGTTTGAAGTCTTTCTAAAGTTTCTTGCTCGAGAGGAAAACCTCCTGAATGACTAAAATTTACTTGTTTCATTTTTATGTATTTAGATGTCTGTTATTTTTTGTACTATTTTTATTTCTTGGTTAAGATCCTCTGTTTTATATTTCAGCTTTTAGATTAATCTTTTGCTGAGTAAGAATATGTTTCATAACTCTTTCCGGCCAGTTTATAAAAGTTTAGCAAATTGTGGTATTCTATATTGGCTACTTTTATTTCCTGAGTTTTTACAGATTCTTGTTTATTTGGTTCAATAATTATAGTTTGATTGGCTATTAAACTGCCAGGTATAAATACTCTGAAATTGGCATAGTTTATCTGGGTATAATCTTCACGATGAGCGAGGTAGACAGGTTTGTTATTTCTGTTTTTATACTCAGCATGTTTAAAAACTTTTAATTGTGGAATTATTAAAGTTCCATCCGGTTTGTAGTATTCTTTGTGGAGATATACATATTGTAAGGTAGGTTTGACTGATTCATCAAGATAAATTAACTCTTCTAATCGTTTTTGCTCTGTACTTAAATTAGGATTATAACTTTTTGTTGGATTATAAGTTTCGTTCAGTACCTTCTCCAGATAAATGACCTGACCAGTATGCTGCATTTTATAAAGAATCTCTTCGTAAATAGTATGAAGAGGCGTTAGCAAAACATCGAGCCAGTCGACATGCGTTTTTTTTCTAAGAATAGGTGGGATGAGCCATAATAACAGCTTTTCCCATTTTAAGACGGTGTATTTATTCATTGTATATAAGTTAGACTATTGGTTATCTCGGTAGAATGTATATGGAATGTAGTTGACCTCAATCTGAAGTGTATCCATATCAAAATAACCTGCGCTTGGAATAAAATATTCGATTTTGCTTACATCTTTAAGCCCTTCTGATTCGTCACCAGGATTTGCTGCCCACACAGTTTCAACCTTATTTAATATTGGAATTTTAACTCCTTGTGCTTTCTGAACGGCATCAACCAGATATGTTTTTACGAAAGCGCCATTAAATTCGATATTTTTTAAATGATCCTTAATAGCATCTAGTACTGGAAACACTGTATTGTTTAAGATTAATGAGCCGTTTCTGGAATCAAATTCGTAACTATCCAATTTTTCTTGATCTTCTTGTGTTAAAAGCGCGTTTGAAATTTTTGACTGATAATATTCGATATCTTTTGGATTGATAAAAATACTCAAGGGATCGATGTAAACATTCAAACTTAATTTTAGTTTATCACCTTGGTCAGAAGTGATGTATACTTGATTTCCGGCATCTTTAATTTTAGCGATGTATTCCTTAAAGGCAAAAAGTTCATTGGCTTCATCGATTTTTGAGATTTTATCACCTTTTACAGTAGCTACTTTTATAAAAACAACTCCAACTTTATTGTGGAAATAGTCTGAGAATATTTCAGAGGGCTCTTTTTTAGGATTTAGTACCGTTCCTAAGTCAATTTCGCTTACCGCACAATGTTTAATTATTTTAGAATCTTCAATTTGTTGTGGGTCTAAATGAGTGGTGTCAAATTGATATGCACCGTCTTTCCAGATCAGTGACATTCCGTTACTTGAATTGGGATCTAAGGGTGAGCCGTAATGAAAGTTTAGTGCCTGTTCACGATACCAGTTTAAAGTATGAGGTCTTGATATAAGAGCATTTTTTTCGACTATTTTTTCGTGTACCCAAATTGCAGTAGCCACTATGTTGACCCAAAGATTCCAAATACTTGTTTTTGAGGTATTTGTTAAGCCTTTTAAAGAAGGTTGTTTTTCTTTCTCATTCAGAATTTCGTCCTGTATTTCAGCAATTGTACGTGCCATATTTTATTTTTTAGATATAGTTTAGCCTGTAAGTCATGTGTAATATGCTTATAGTTAATTTTTATGTTTTTGTGAATCCTGCAGAAAGCAGTCTGTGTTTTTTAGCGATTTCTAATGAAGAAATTTTAATGTTTTAAATGACTATTAATTTATTAATAGATAATAAAATCATCTTCAATAATCATATAGTCAATTCCTGAGAAATTTTCCAGTAAATATTCTTCTTCAGCTATAATAGAAGTTGCCGGTTTTAATTTTCTGGAATTGTAATATTCAACAATATCTTTTTTAAAGGCTTCCCTGCCAATTTTCAACTCTTCATAGACAGAAATATCATCTGTAATATTAAATTGATCATTGTCTTCTAAAAGGTCAAACACTTTTTCTATACTTCCATATTCTTGAAGAGATATATCAAAAATGTTTTGGTTTTCTTGCGGTTTAATAGTTTCCATCGATTTTAATGTTTTGTAAATCATTGACATCTAGTGTTTTTACGTAAAAATTATCATATGATAATTGTTTGTCTATTTCGTTTTCTAATCTTAGTCTGGAAGTTGCATCCGGACTGTTTATATATTTTTTAATTCCCACGCCAAGAATAGGAAACTCTTTGTAGCTTCCTTTTTGGCTTAGCAGCAAATGTTCTATATTTTGCTGATCTGCTTCCTTGATGGCAAAATCCCCTATCGGATCTCCCTCATAATTCCCTTTTATGATTAACAAGTCTTCATCTATAATAAAATCCTTCATCTTTTGTTATGTTTATTTTTAATTAAAATTGCTTCAAAATATTTTTTTAATCTTTGCGGAACTTATAAATGTTTTTATTTGATACTGTAAAAATAGGCTTTGCTTACCCCTTAATCAAGATTTTACGCCTTGGTAATCAGTAGTTTCAGTAAGTTGTAGAAGCACTTTTTTAAATTATTTATATAAGATTACATAGTTTTTTCTGTCACGTTTTAACTTACTTAGTACTTTCCAGTCGCTATACCCTTTTTTATCAAAGTGCGGAAGATCTTTAAAGGTTTTCCAGTCTCCGCCCCAGTTCCAGTTGTATTTCTTAAAAATGTTTACACATTCCTGCCAATCAGCAATCTTATCACCATCCCAGTCTTTTGCTGTATCCCAGGAAGCTGTTTTTCCATCGATAATAAGACAGATGTCTACTGCAAACCCATAATTGTGAACAGACTGGCCACCTTTGGCATTCGTAACTTTTTTTCCAGGTTTGGTTCTGCCAAAAGCATATAAATCTTCTTGCTCCTGAAAAGATCGCAGGCCTTGTGTAATACGAATTTTTGCTCTTCCGTTTAAGGCAAGATCACATTCCTCGATAATTTTGGTAACTTCTTCCCTGACGGAAGGATGAAGCAAATCAATGTGTTTTTTTGTCGTTTGATCCATGTTTGTATGTATTAATGATTTCAATTTTGAGAATAAAAAGTCTTTCCCGATGGTTCGAAAACAATCACGGTATTAAGTAAGCGGTAAGATGATATGTGTTTTGAAATTTATTTTCGGTTAAAAGAATTCCTTAAATAAATCCTGAAAATGTTCCTTTTTTTGATCGCAATCCTGATGGAATAAGTGCTTTTAATTATACTGTAAAAATACGCCGAAATAGTGTGTTTGAAAAATAATATGGCTTTGTAAATCAGTAGTTTCAGTAGGAGAAGTTGTGGTTTTTAGTGCTTTGTTTAGTGGTTTGAGCTAAGATATATTACAAAAAAACCCCATTTTTTTAAAGTATAAAAATGGGATTGTAATGAATTGAAAATTGATTTAATATATTAATAAGAACATCAACTTCTATATATCCGCTGGTTCTTTTGATACAGATTGATTAATAATAACATTGTAACAATACTATCAAATTTTTCGAAAAATATTTTTGAATTTCTATTGAGTTATTACTTGTGTCGAAAAAGTTTAATATTTGAATTCTGCGACATAATCCCCGTCATTCCAGTCTTTTTTTAACATTTTTATCATGATATCAACAACATTAATCATATCATCTGTGTATAAAGGACCGGTCCATTCTACCTGTGTTTGGGGCCAGTCTTTTATATCCTGCATCTTATTGAGCTTTTCAGGAAGTAATTTTTCTCCTTCATCTTGTATTAACTTTTTTGCTAATTCAAAAACTTCAATTATTTCAAATTCTCTTTCGGGTATAAAAGCTAAAGAGTCATCGAATAAAACATGCATAACTCTTTGTTTATGCCCTTTCATGATTTCCTCAAAATCTTCAAAAATCTCCAGATACCATTCTGGTTTATCTTTTAATCTAATTTGTTCAAATGCATTGACAATAAATGAACTGATGATTTCAAACTTAAATTCTCTGATCCAAAATCCTTTGTTTTTTTCGTAGCGTATATATGTTGTACTTGGCATGGTGTATATATTAATTAAAAAATGATTTCAAATTTATTTTTATTATTCAGGTAAAATTCATAATTTTCTTCTAAATAGTTCATTATTTCTTTTTTTGTTTGAGGTGGATATTTATCTACATATCGTAAATCTAATACAAATTTGTCTAATGGAGGGTTCCCTTTTAATTTATTAAAATGTACATCGATAGATTCTTTAAAGTTTTTTAAATTTCTAACAAATTTGTGTTCCCAGTCCTTGATAGCTCCTAAATGATTAGGTAATCCTGCTGCGTCAAAAGTTTTTCCTGCCCACTTTCCAGTTAATCCTACTACATCGCCAGCTTCGCCAGCTTCAGAACGCCTAACTTTGGTTTCATGAATTAATTCAATTTCAACAAAAGATTCTAATTGATCAGGTGAAAAGACCTTTTTATCGTTATGATCTTTATCTCTCCAGTTCCCTGCTTCAGTTTCCTCATAAATTTCTTTTCTTCTGGATTCTCTTCTCTCATTAATACTTTTCTTAGGTTGCTTTTTCCCTGGAAGATTTTCCGGAGTATCTATAAATTCTCCATATTGTTCAGGGTTCCCTTTTTCTTTCTCTAGCTTTTTAATAAATTTTTCAAACTGTTTCTCAGTCATTTTAGAAACATCTTTCCCTGTTTCTGCTTCCACAATTCTATTTGTTTTCTCAGTAACTTTTCTTATTTCTTTTGCATCTTCTGCTGTTTCTGCAAATTCAGCTGCCGCATTTCCTTCTTTTGCAATTTTAGATAAATTAGGTAATCCGAAAGAAGCGAGATCTACAGTTACGCTAAAAGCAATCCACAGATTGGCTAACCAACTATAACCGTTTTCGTGCCATTTTTCTAAAGTGCCATTGCTTAACATGGCATAATGAGTAGCATCTTTTGCTAAAACAATTCCTGCTAGTGCTCGTGCCGCAATAGGTGCTCCTTTTGCTAACACAATCCGCAATGCGCCATAAGCAGATAATAAACTTAATAAATCTGTAACGACATTGAATAAATCCCAGTTCGATTGTTTAGTCGCCATGTTATGAAGCTTTAAGGCAATAACGAAAGTATTTTCATCGCCTATTTGCTCGCCCAGATTGCCAAGTTTTGTTCCGAAATTTAATTTTGCTAATGGGTTGAATGACTTGTTCCGAATATAATATTCTGGGACATTGTGTTCCATTGGAGTATTTGAGCCTGATCCTTTTACCGGCCCCGTTACAATTTTATCCTTATAGTTATTTAATGAAATATCTCTGCCTGACCAGTTGGTCTTTAAATGAATATCTCTAAATAAATAATAAGTATTTTCAAAATAGACGATGTCTTGTGGTTTTGAATTATCAAATTCAGACACTAAACGAGTTAGAAAACGGAGTAGATCTTCTGCTTCTTCACCATCAAGTTTATTATAGATTCTATATAATAAATCAGTATAACGAAGCTTGAGATATAAAATTTGTCTGTCTTTTATTGCATAAAGAATTTGTAAAATGGCTTTGTCTTCGTTTGTATCTAAACCTGCAGGGGTCACTATTGCTTCTAAAATGGAGATATCATTTAAGATGAGACCAAGATGTTGGTATAATTCCTCATCGATCATTTTACCAAATAAAGTTCTGGGAAGCGATTCGTAAATAACATCTAATTTACTCGGATTATTACTGGCCTCCTCTATTTTTTTAAGATATAGATCAATAATTATTTGTGCATCGCTGGTAATTACAACCCCTAATAATTCAAAAAGTGTGATATAAAGATCAAAATCATGAACTGTAAATTTGAAGGCAATTTCTTTTAGATTATTGTCGAAAATCGTCAAAGTGAAATCGGTGTGATATTTTCCAATTTCAATAAATGGTCTAAAAGTTTTGGCTATTAAATTTATCCCGTTAAAAGTATTCCATTCTAAAAGAACTGTACCCGTTTTTTGAGCTCCCTGGCTATCAGTGTAATATAAAACATCAGATTTTTCAGGAGTACTCATTAGAGGACCCTCAATAAATTTATTAAAAGAGGTATTAGGAAGAACATTGTTAATTTTCTTTTTGATACATTCTATGACTTCATATACTGATACTGAATGAGCATTGTTACTTATATGAGAACTAGTAACATATTTAAGCATCTCAGCACTATTCTTATCATCTTCAATTTGCTGACGCCAGATGCCAAGCATAATTTGCCTAAACCTTGCCATTTCAGAAGCGCTGGTGTCTTTTAGTTCTATAGTGTGGTTTTTAACAATCATTAGGATAATTTTAAGGAGAAGAGGAAAAAGTATTTTCGTTTATAATACCTCTACTTTTACTGGTTTGGGTTGGATATGATCTGAAAAGGCTGTAGTGATATTAAGACGCAAATCGTCTTCTTGTTCTATTTTGCCATCGCCGCCCAAATAACAGTTTTTGAATAATATTTCGAGAGCCTTGAACTCGTCCATTTTTGAGGCTTGTAAAACTGCAGATCGAATGCTCATGTCCGGTTTTTTGAAATAGGCAAACAGGGGAGTTTCGTCATCATCTACAATGGTAAGTTTGACTACTTTTTTATGTTTGTATTTCCATTGGTTAAGCTGTGCCTGCGTAATATTTCCGTCGAGAACATCTGCAGTTTTTGAGATTGATTTTTCCATTTTGAAAGTTATTATTTGTTTTATGATTGAATTATTGATGTCTGATTTAAGAGTGTCTGTTTTGTTATTGAAATGCTGCCAGACACAAGTATAAATGTCATTTAGGTTATGCTAACGGATTGACTTTATTCTATTATTTATAGAAATTGGATTGTTTTTAGGTAAGCGGATTTAAAAAAGAGGCAGCCTGAGTTATTTTTTGAAGTTAATAAGCTCAAGGCAGCCTCTTGAAGTAATTCCCGTTTAAAACGGACTAATAAAGAGCGTGTAAAATAGATTGCTTGCAAAAATTATGTTGCTTTGAACTCCTTTTTTGCGTAACGCATTGATATTGGTTTTTCTCTTTTAGTCGGTTTTAGAGACAGGGAAGGGGTTATGGTTTTAGAAATATATTACTGAAGATTAATTCCACTCAACGTGAGAACAGATCAAATCAAAAGAAACCGCAATTTTCGTATCTCCTTGGCTAATTCCTCTGCTGTTTGAGTTGAATTCACAGTTTCTTACCGTGTGTGTAATTACTTCATTACTGTCATCCAGGTAACTTACAATGATGCTAAACGGATTAATATCCTGTAATCTTTGTCCTTTTGGCAAAGCTGCTAAAATTGCTTCTACCTCGTAGTTGTATAAAGTAATTGAAGCTTTTGCCTCGTATTTTCCTCTACCTCTGTGTACTGGCATATCGCCGGCACCGTAATGGTTTTCTTTAGATACTGAGTCGCTATAGTTTACAGCTGTAATACCGGTAACGATGTTACCTGCAATACTTACTTCGATAGATGACCAGCTGTGTTGTTGTCCGTTAATTAATGGTAATTTATTCATATGTAGCTTTGTTTGTTTTTAATAATCCCCTATAACGTTCTAAGGCTATAACCTTTATTTGGTTTGTTACAACAATTGAATTAGGGCGATATTATTTGTGAATTTTTATTGTTTTGTGAATTATAAATTATGCTTTGTCAATTCCAAAAGGATTTTTGAATCCTAAATCAACCATAATTTTGCGAGCAGTTCCAATTGGTGTAATTTCTGCTTTCACTTTTAATTCTGATGTTGCCAAAATGTTTTGTTTTGGATCTACGTAAACATCAAAATCAGAAACTTCCTGATTAGCAACCATTGCTTCTAAAGCACTTCTGCATAAACCTTCAAAACTTTTTGAAACAGATTGTGGTAATTTCCCATCAATATCCACTAGAACCGGAGAAGCTAATTTTGGCAGTAAGGCAGTACGCATTAAACGAGTTGCTTTATTAATAGTACGGTTATTTTCTACATAAGCAAAGTCTGATGTACCTGTAGTACAAGTGTGGCTGTCGTTAAAGTAAACACCAGGTAAACCAGTATGAGTTTTTACGAAAATATATCTTTTCTCATTTAAGTCGCTCAAAGTTCCAAGAGTTTTAATTTCTTCTCCCCCTACAAAACCTGCTTTTGCAAAGCCTTCGCCAGTTAAGTTAAATTTTTCGATCCAGGCAATGTTTTCAGAGACTTTTGATTTTGAGATAGCACCTAATGCCAAACCAACTGCTGCAGAGTTTTTATAGTTAGTTGCTTTTTCAGCATCCATAGCAATAACTACTGAAACGTTTTCTGCATTTAATCCAGCTAAAGAAGTAGCTACAGAAGCCTTGAAACCTTTTCCTTCAAGGATAACTTCAAAAGGCATAAAATCATTGTACGCAAGAGCGGCTTGTGATTGTGCTTTTGCAACTGCAGCTTGTGTCTGCACGAATGTTGTTGCTCCGGAATAAATAATAGCCATCTGACGAATGTTTCCATTTGCTTTTTCCTGCATATCCAATGCTTTCCCCGCGATTTCTTCGTAAGAACTAGCTGTTGTTTTCATAATATACAAGTCTCCGGAAGGATTCATTCTGAAGAATTGTTGAATTTGATAATAAACAGACTGGACAGGAGTATCATAATCTGATGTAATACCTAAATTTTCAGCATCATCTAATGATGCTAAACGTTCTACTTTGTCTGATGCGAATTGCGGAGTTGCTGCAGCATCAAAAAGTAATCCTGAAACCATGTCCTGTTCTGGGTTTCTTCTTCCTAATCCACCAGATAGCTTGTTAATCACTACATCGTTTAATGTACTCATAATATAAAATGTTTAATTGTTTAAAAAAAATGTTTTTGTTTTTTCGCTCAAAAAAGGGCAAAAGAAAGACTGTAACAATTTGTTAAAATTGTTATTTCCAGTTATTTATTATTTAAAATGGTATTCGTAATCCGGAATCCAAAAAAGTAGAATTTCTATTTTTGGATGATTTTTAAAAACTGATTTTTAATTGGATTTTTCTTTTGGCCAAAAGAAAAATTTGCTTTTGATATCGAGTACAAATTTAAGGTTCAGGCTTCCTTTTTCCAATTTTTTTGATTGTCAAAACCAATAGTTTCAGTCTTTTAAGTTCTGGCTTCAGTAGCGAGACCTTCATTGATAATAGTGTAAATAGTGCGCTCTGTTAAGAACAACGTATCCGAAAGTTCAGATACTACAACTTTCATTTGTTTAGCTTGATTTCTATTAAGATAATTAATAACATAATCTCTTCTTTTGTCCAATAGGGTTCTGCTTCTTCTCATATGTGTTATTTATAGTAGGGATAATTTTTAATTTGTTTTTGGTTTTTTTCTTGTTTTAATTTTATATCATATAATCAGATCATGGTAATTTAAATGAGACTGTTATTACTTAAGTAGTTTTTTTCAATTCTATATCTCCTTCAATTTGATTTGGGTTTATTCCAATGATTCCGGAAGTTAAATCGTATCCAAGCGCTTCTAAAGCTTCATTAGTAAGTCCGTTATTAAAAAGAATGTATTTCTTTTTTAAAATATTTTCGATTAATGTCGTTTTATAAGTAATCTCCCAGATGAAATAATCGTTTTTATTCCAATACGTATCTTCATTAGTACATTGCTTTTCTTTTACTTTAAAAGTAGAATGTGTATCTATAAGAGCATTGCTATTATTATTTGATAATACGGCTTTATCAATACGATGAGCAATATCGAATGCATTGGCATAGCTTGTTGAGGAAATAGTATCAACGGGTAAAACTATATACAGGCAAAAGGATACATCGGCTTTATAATTTTTTTCAGAGGATGTCTCCCAATTGATATTATCATATTTAAACATTACTACTGGTGTTTCAATAGAAGTTTTAAAAACAGTATCACTGTAAAGTTGAACTGTTGGCGCATCAGATGAAAACGCTGTTTCAATGGCACTCTTTTTCTCGGTATAAAAATCTTTTAAAATCATATGATGGATTATTTTTTACAAATGTAAAACATATGTTTTAATATATACAACATATTACGCTTAATTTTGCAATAGTTTCAGTAATATGATTTAATTATTTTGATCTTATTGAAATAATTCAATAAGAAACAAATTACAAAACAACTGTAAATCAGCTATTTTTTGAAAATAATTGCGGAAAACACGTCATTATTGGGTAATTTTATTTAATTTTACAACATATAGTGGAATGTTTTGTGTTATTTAAAACATATTACATAAAATAAATGCAATAAAATGGAGATACACACTAAGATAAAACGTATTATAGATGAAATGAAGTTGAACAATAACTCATTTGCAAAATTAATAGGAGTAACAAGTACTACAATTGACAGTATTACTATTGGAAGATTACAAGCCGACGGAGACAGAAAAAGAACCAAACCAGGTTTTGATTTATTGCAAAGTATAATTACACATTGCAATGTAAATCCGGACTATTTTTTTGGAGACAGCGACGAAATTTTTAATAATAAATCGAATACCGCAGTTGGTCTAAATCTGCCAAAGATTATCACGGTAAATGACGAAGGAGAAGAAAATATTAATTTTGTTGGTGTAAAGGCACGAGCAGGTTATTTAGATGGTTATGCTGATCCGGAGTACATGGAAACGCTTCCTTCATTCAGTATGCCAATGCTAAAGAATGGAACTTACAGATGTTTTGAAATAAAAGGAAACTCCATGTCAACAACAATACATGACGGAGATTACCTTTTTGGCAAATATGTTGACAATTTTGATGATATTCTTGATGGCAGAATTTATGTTATTATCAGCAAGAATGATGGAGTAGTGGTAAAAAGGGTTTTAAACCGAATTAGAGAAAGTGGAAAGCTAATCCTCAAATCAGACAATAGGGACGGAAATTACCCGATGTATTCTATTTATGCCGAGGATATTCTGGAGGTTTGGTATGCGAGTATGTATGCATCGAAACAAATGCCGGATCCAATTAATATATATGAAAAGATTCATGATCTTGAAAGTAAATTCTACGAAATGGAAGAGGCATTAAAGAAAAAACTGAATTAGATTTGTAAAAAAAAGTAAGACTTCAATAGAAATTAAGTTGAGGTTTTTCAAATAAAAAAATGCCTCTTGTGATTTTGTTGCAAGAGGCGTTTTAAATTTAGTATGAATTTAATTTGTTAGGAAATATATCCGGTTCCCGTTCCGGTTTGTGCTGATGCAGAACCCGTTGTCGTTACTATCGTAGTAACAAGTCCTGATTTTACAAATATGTTAATAGCTGCTGCTAAATCTTTTGCTGTTTTTTCTCTTGCGCTTTTTGATTGATTTGCATTATCGTCTCCGTTATTTACGTCGACCTCTATTTGTGAACTATTATTTAATGCTTCTAAAATTGCTGTTTCTAATAATGATAGTTGTAATCCCATTTTTTAAGTTTTTAGTAATTTATTTAAATTAGATTTTATTGTAACTAGCTTTCCTACGTTCGGACCAACGCCTTGTACTACAACAATTTTAGACACTTCTGTTATCAAACTTTCTAATTCGGTTAATAAATGCTTCCCTCCAGCTGTAATTTTAAACTTATCATCCATTTCAAAAGTTAGATCATCTTTTATAAATGAAGTTTTAGTTTCAGAAATTATACTTTCAAAACCATCTTTGAAAGTAACCTTTGCTTCTCTGTCTTTTAAACTGAAAATGGCTTTTCCTTCATTGATATTGATATTCTGCTCATTAATATTAAAACTATTTTTTGAAATTTCTCTTCCGTTTTCATCAAAAAAAACTGTGCTAATGCTTGGATCCTCGATATTACCGTTAAACTCTATCTGAGCAATGTTATTTGATACAGGTTTTGAAGATGAATCTGTATTATGTTCTTGCTTTTTGAAAAGAACCTTTACTTTGTTTACATCTGTACCTATTTCTAAATATTGGTTTTGTTCATTTTTAAAGCGAATAAAAGTACGTTCAACTTCAGAAAACTGCGAAACAAATGCCCTAGTTTCTACGCCATCTATTATTGAAGCTAAAACCCAGCTGTCTTTTTTAGGAATGGTAATTATTCCTTGTTCTGCATCGAGGATTGAAGCTTTTAATCGTACATTTTTAATAATTGCACCATCAGCACGCATTACGTTTACGGTATAAGCATCTTCCGGGTTATGGAGCGATTCGGTCTCTTTATTTATGTCGATGACTTTTGCCGCAAAAGTTTCAATAATTTGATTTTTACTGGCAACATCTTTTATTAGATCTGTAATATTTCCCATTTTGTATTTTATACTGTTTCTACTCTTCTTCCTATATAGACTTTTTGTCTGTAGCCGTTTTCGCCATAGCTTCGTTCTACTTTTTCGACCTGAAATGTTCCGTTTTTTTCTTTGTCCTTGGAGTTTTCCAGAATAACCTTATCTGTAGGTCGTACAAATGGTTCGCCAAAGGTTAGAAAATATCCTTCGAGTCCATTTGGTTTAGATTCCATTGCTCTTAAAGCAGCATATTGATACAATTCTGAAGCAACTTTTGTTGCTGCATTATCAAAAGCTTCAGGATCATTGGGCAAATCATCTTTACCATCATGCAATACATACGTTTTTGCTAATTGTCCATTTGGGTCGCCCAATTCAATATAAATTGGAGTATTTGAATTTCTAAAATATTTTTCGACTCTTGTGCGGGTGTTTTTTGTAGATTCATTAACTACAATCAATTTGTCTTCAATAATATTATAACGAAACCTAAAACGTGCTTTTCCCAGAAAACCTCCTGAAACAGATTGTACAATTTTATTCAACTGTGAACTTAAAAGACTAAGTCCCTGATTGATTAATTTTTTGACAAGTGCTCCTGCCAATGGACTTTTAATGAAATTACGGTCAATAAAACTGGCTAATTCTGCTGTAGTATGCTGTTGTGGATTATTAGTAATGGTAAGTACAGGAGCTAAATTTTCGATTTTAAAATAGGTATAGATTCCTTTATCCTTTAACATTTCAAAAACCTGAGCTAAACTTTGATTTCTGTTTATCATTATATTGCCTAATTCCTCATTGAGAGCCTCTACTTTAAAAGGTAATTTTAGTTCTTTAATTCTTTTTTCGAAGAAAGTTTTAGGATTAAAGCTTTCAATATTTGTTGTTGGGTTTGTTGATACAATATTCAGAACATCCTTCTTATCCTGAACATTATCATCTTTTACGGCTTTTACTTTTTTTAAAGCATACATTGCATCTTCGCAGGTTATTGTTGCATTTGTATCTGATTGTACTCCTGTAATATAACCTCTAAAAGCGGGTTTGTAATCATCGTCATATCCTAAAAATATTTCTATGAAATTTTCTAGTTTAAAAAAATCATGAATCGTTTTTTCGTGACCATTTGCGTTTTTAAATAAGTTTTGATCAAAACCTTTTGTATCCGTATATATTTTTTGTGGCATTACAATGGTAGCCGTATCAGTAAGCGATTTGTACGAGCTGTTTATCTCCACATTTTTTACATAGGTAAATTCATAAAATTTAGGAGTGGGGATAAGTTTTATCGTTTCGTAAACTCTAATTTTAGCATTTAGTTTAAGCATTGTCTCTAATTATTAGTTCTACAGTTTCATCTGACGTGGCACTTGCTGTAAATTTTTGAATGTTTTTTGTTCCCGAAATAGATGGAATAGAGTAAGAGTCTATTACTAATTCGTAAATACCAAATCTATTCAAAATGGCATGTGTAACTCTTAGAGCATATGGAGCATTTAGGAATTGTTTCAGTAAAAAAAGTTTTTCCTTTGGATATTCATCTCCTGTTTCATTAGCAATTAATCCTTCAATTGAAATACTAAAATCACCATTTGTAATATGCTCTTTGATGGTTGAATCTCTTCCTTCGATTCCTTCCTTTTTGATTGTTTTTGAACGATTTAAATTAACTGTAACAGCATCGATTCGTAAGCTGGCCAGATTGAGGTCTTTTTTAACCAGTGGCTCAAAAACTAACGGTGCAAAGACTCTTAGATTAAATTCGCCTCCTGTTTTATCTATTATAAAATCTTTAGATTCCGATTCGTTATAGTTAAGGCCAGCATATTGGATATCTTTGGTGTTTAAAATTTCATTTACATTAAAATTGAATTTCATGATAATTTATATTTATATTTTTAATTTGAAAATGTTTGTGCAAAGGCTGTCATGATTGTATTCTCGAGTTTTTTATCGTTGTGTTTTTGCAACCAAAGAGCTTCTTCAAGTAATTTATAAAACTCATCCATTGATAATTGATACGGATCTACCTGAAAAGCATATCGGATAAGCGCAGCCGATTTTTTGAATTCATCTTTTTGTGGTGTTGAATCAATTGAGAATTCGCTGTCTTTTTTGATCATTGCTGCAATAGAATTTCCTGCAGAAAGCATGAATTCATCATCATAAATTTTATTGTCCAGCAAGCATTCTTTAAATAAAAACAATATCGCTTCATGCGGATTCTCCTTATATTTATTTTGATAATTTAGAAATATATTGAATGATGGTTTTTTGCAATAAGTAGATGTTAATTGATCATCTGAAGTAAGTTTTAATACCGTACCGTATTTTTCTTTCAGTTTTTGTATTGTTATTTCGTCTGACATTTTTATAGTTTTTAGAGGTTTTGTCTTTTATTAAAATGTAAAAAGAGCTTTATGATTTTAAATATTACTATCTCGGCTTTCTTTCTTTATAACTTCAGACAGATTTTCATTCTTTTCGGATGTAGTTAGGGGGGTGATATTAAAACTCTCTATAAAAATGTTTCCCTCTGTTGTTTGTCCCAAAGGGTTTTTGAAATTACTCATGTCTGGAATTTTAGGAGTTTCTCCTAAGTCTCTACTGGTATAATTCATGATTTGGTTTAATGTTTAATTGTTAATGTTGAGGTGTTGAGGTGTTGACTCAGTAAAAGGTTTATTAACCCTTTTAGATAGTAATAGTTGATATTAAGTAGAATGAAAGGTTGCAAAAAAAGAAAAATATGATTACTGTTTTCTATAGTTTCAATAGAAAAAAAATGTTTTAAAATATTGCAATATCAGCCTTTATTCGTCATTAGCTTTACTTTGGGTCGGACGTTTGTTATCAAAAAGAACCCAAGACTACAAACTTTAGATCTTAACGTCTTGGGTGTATTGTCTTAAATAAAGCTAACAATTTGCAGTAATGGTAAAGATTTTAGTTTACATTATAACTAAAATTAGCGACAACATTTGAAAATCCGGTTGTTGAGGCTTTATATTTTATAACTGCTTTTGATATATCAATTACATAGACTTGTGCTGAGAAATTAACGTTTATCGTAGCTCCTGTTGCTATTCCGGAAAGTAAGCTCGTAGAAATGCTTCGATTAAAAGGAAGCGAGATTTCTATTATGACGTCTGAACCTAAACCAATAGAAGTAGCAGTCAAAGCTACCATAACATTAACTATATTACCTACTTTCTGATAAGTAGCTGATACTAGTGTTGCCCCAGTGATACTTTGAATATTTTGCAAAGATGGTGTATAGGCACCAGAAGTAATATATTCAGTTGTAGCTATTTGACTTCTTACGCTGTTATGCGTTTCATATAGTATACCGTTTTCATCTCGCTCAATTGCACCATTTTGAGCTGTCGTTGTCAATGTTCCATATGGAATAATAAGCGGAGGAGTGGAAATTGTACCAACCGCAGTAGTAATAAAATCGTTTGCAAGTGCAACAGTTCCTGATTTATTCGGCAGGTTTATATTATTATTTTGAGTAGGAGCTAAAAAACTAAATGTCGTAGTTAGATTTTCTTTAAACATTTTAATATCATTCCACCCATATTGAATCTTATAAGTTCCATAGCCTGCACTTACCAGCTGGGCCATAAACATTTCTTCAAGCATCTGAGTTGTATAAACATAACTTCCAGTACTGTTATTAACTCTAATACCAAGATTAAAGTTCCAAATAGCTGTTATTGTCTGAGCTTTAGTTTTAATGTTTCCCCACCAGTTAAACAATTTAGAACGGCTAACTACTTTATTATCTTCCTCAATTGCTGCGATTATTTGCGTTTCGGCATCTGTAGCAATTGTTGCAGTAAGCTTGATCAGGTTTAATTGTTTTCCCATTTCAGCCGTTAATGCCTTTGTCATACCTCCGGTGGCTAGATCATTAACCAGGATGTTTTCTAAATAACTTTCGACTTCTTTAATAGCGTCCACAATTTCCTGAATAGTGTCGAGATTAACATCATTAGAACTTAGAAGCGTTTTTATAGCATCAATCTGACCTTGTAAAACAACTCCCTGTTCAGCTGATAGTAAAGAAGTAGAGCCTCCTGTTGTCAGATTATTAACTATATTTAAATATTGATTAGCTATTTTAGTAAATTCATTTAAAGGTACATATCCTCCAGCCAATCCTTTTTGAGATTTGTCTTCCTTACTGGTCTGTAATAGTTTACCCATTTCAGCTGTTAACGCTTTTGTAATACCTCCAGTAGTTAGATCATTTACTAGAATAGTATTTAGCGAAATTTGAATTTGCTCAATTGCATCTACAATTTTCTGAATTGTGTTTAAATTTATATTGTCAGAAGTCAATAATTTATTAATGGAGTCAATATGACTTTGTAGAATAACTCCTTGTTGTGCGCTAAGTAAAGATGTTGCTCCTCCTGTAATTAAGTCGTTTACTATGGTTAAATATTGCGCTGTAATTTTTGCAAACTCGTCTAGTGGAACGTAACCATTTGCAATGCCTTTATTTGCTTTATCTTCTTTTTTATTAAATAATCCAGCATGAGCATCTATGTTTGTTGTATGTTCTTGTAGTTGCGATTTTTCAGCTTTTTCATTTAGTGTGGTTTCCAAATCCTCAATTTCTTTAAAGGGCACTTTTTCGTACTTATGTCGAAAAGAATCCCAAGTATCCCAGAATTGAGTTTGTGAAGGCTTTAAGCCGGTTTTAAACCATTGCTTTATGGTGTTAATAGTTTGTATTGCCATGTTTTTATGAATGTAAGGTTATGATTTATTATTTTATGGGTATATGGTTCTGTTTTAGATCTTTAAAAAAGGAATATCTTCTTTTGTATTTAAAATAGATATCTTCGAAAATATCTTGAAGATTTAATTGATAATAATATTCGTACTGATCTATGTTTGATGAAATGCGCTTTAATTATAGTGATTTGAGATTGATGCAATAACTCTCGCTCCCCCCAAATCTTCAATAACCTTTCTCGCAAGAGCAGTTTTGTTGTATGCAGTAAATGCAATCGAGTGGAATATACCAAGAGTCTCCGTTTTTCTCTTGCTTTGATGTAACATTTGGAACCACTGAATAATCAGTACCTTCAAATTTATATTGTATCGCTTCTACTTTAATTTGAAGGCAATTATAAACCACCTTCATTTAGAGCATCCACCGTTACAACTCTATTTGTTGCATCATCTGTGGTACCATCTTTATCAAAGTCATCATAGTTGACCAAAATTAAATCCTTGTCAACACCAACTGCCGCGTTAAATTGTTTTACAATTTTTGCGATTCCTTTAAGGATTATTCCTCAACAATCTGCCATATTATTTTTTATTAAAGTTAAAAGGAAGCTACCTTTTAAAGTAGCTTTCTTGTTTAATTATTATTTAGTTTCCGCAATAAATTACGCTACTGTTGCAGTAGTATAGAAACAAATTCCTCAGGACGTACAACAAAGATATCCAAAGCGAAAGTTAACAACATACCCCAAATAAGGCTTAAAGCAGAAACTCTGTCAACTGTTACGTTGTTGAGGTCTGAACTCATAGCACTATGATAAGATAATTCTGTCCCTGTTTGGTCATTTCCATTGGTCTGACTTCAAGCATTATTATGCCATGTCTTTCATCCCTGTCGTCATATATTAGGGGAAATTTTGTTTGTATCATTTTGCGTCGTATTTAATGATTTACTTTTAAACTACAATTCTTGCTTCTCCCGTCGCTGTCCAATATAGAGTTCTTACTGGTAATCCCGCTGCAACTGCTGCGGCATTGTTGGAATAAATTTTATCAGTTCCTATTGTAATGTTTCCATCTTCATCCAAGGTCAATCTAAGGGTTTCCGTTTGCATGTCAGTTCCCGAAACTGTTTTTTGTCCAGTATATATTTCTACTTTACTTGAACCAGTTCCCTTTCCTGTTCCTGCCTTAACTTTCATTGTACCCCCCTTTAAATTGGATGCCCCCAATGCGTTGTTATTCTGTTTAAAAATATCAACATTAGGAACACAAACATATGCATCTCCACTGGCTGAAACTGTAATTCCTTGATAATTCCTTGCAGTTTGTCCCAAGGCAACAAAATTTCCTGTACCTGCTGTTTGCATGTAAATGTCCCCATTCGTAACACATGCGTAAACATTACCATTCGGAGCAGCTTCGATACCAATCCAACCTCTACTGGTTTGACCCAAAGGAGCAAAATTTCCAGTACCGCCAGTTTGCATATAAATATCACCACCAGTAACACATGCATAAATATTTCCATTGGAATGAGCAGTCATTTCAGCCCATACTCTAGTTGTCTGCCCTAATGCAACAAAACTACCAGTACCTCCAGTTTGCTTAAAAATATCGGTGATACTAGCAACATATACATCTCCGCTTGGAGAAACTGTAATACCATTAATTCTTCCGCCAGTAATTGTTGTTACCGAGTTAAATGTTCCTACTCCTCCAGTTCTTTTATATAAAATTCCCGAATTCCATTTTCCTGCATAAACATCACCATTCGGAGCACCTGCCATTCTCCACCAACTACTTGTAACATCACCTGTAGAGACAAAGTTTCCTACTCCTCCGGCTTGTTTATAAATTCCTGCGGTTCCATCCGCACAAGCATAAACGTCACCATTTGGAACACTACACATACCCGCCCATCCAACTGATGAAGATTGGGACAAGCTTATGAAGTTGGCATTATCAATATAATTAATTGTTCTTCCTGCTTCAACTAACAAATCTCTTCCTATTGTACTGGAATCTGATTGTTCAATTCCAATTGTAGCATCCGCAAGCTTACTTAAAGTAATGTCTTTAGATGGAGTATTTACCGTATTTATACCGACAAATGTTCCAGTATCTTGAATCCTACTCGGAGTCATTGCACTTGTGTTTGTTGATTTTGGAAGGTAGTTTGCAATACCAGTAAAAACAGTTTGCTTTGCTGCTATTGCTGCATTTATTGTTGTTAAATCAGTGCTGTCCAATATTGTCCCATCTCTGTTCTGAAATGTATAAGTTCTAGCTGCTGTATTTGTATTTAAAAAAAATGATGTAAAAGTATTTGCAGCATTTCTAAATCCAAGAGTACCATTTAAAAATGTTTTTACTCCAGAAATAGTTTGCGCCGTCGCTTGCGTTAAATAAAGAGATGTTAAAGTTGTCTTGATGTTAGCCCATGATAGTTTTTTTGATTTATTGGAATCAGCACTATCCATCAAAACAAGTTGGTCGGCATCCACTGGAGTTGTTTTTGAAACTAATCCATTAATTAAACTTCCCAAATTAATATTGCCCACATTGTCTGATGGAACCCCATCTATCGTAGCCAATAAAATTCCATTGTAATTTGGCAATCTTACATTTTTAGAATCTCCATCAGGATTTATCACTCCATCAAGTAATATGGAACCACTCGTTCCATGGAACTCCATTCCACTAGAAAATATATCAGTTGTATTGTCAGTATCGGATATTGAAATCCTATCTTTATTAAAACTAGACTGACCTAAATCATTTCCTAAATAATCAACTGCACGATTTATAAAACCTGTATAATGGTGGGAGCTATAATATTTTATAGAATTTACGGTATCATCATAATTAAGATTCATTGCAAGAGGAACTATGGCAGTTGACCCTGCTGTAAGTACCTGAGTTAAATTTGGTATCGTTGTACCTCCACCTGCTAAGATATTCCAATCTGAGATGTTATTTGTAGGGCTGTCAATTAAAGCTCTAACATTTGAACCCGATGGACTGTTAACTCCACCAAGGATTCCTCCCGCGCTCAAAAACCAAGTATCTCCTCTTAGAATTGCACCTCCAACTCCTGAACCTCCACTTATAGGAAATTCGTTTGATGATGCATTATAAGAACCTCTATCGTTAAATAAACCAACAATTTTTGTATCTGCATAATTTTTTGTTGATACTTCGAAAGTATTGTATAAAACTTTTCCAGTTCCGACCGTACTTAAATCAATGTTATTATCAGTAGAAGCATTCAGGGAAACTGCTTTTCCTGAAATTTCTATTTTTGCATCTGAATTTATATTAACTCCGATATCTGCAATTGTATCAACATCGGGAACTATTTCAATTGTTGATTTTTTTCCATTTTTACTTGCAGAAATCAAAATGCTTGTATCAACTGTCGCGGAAGAGTCAACCTCCAAAACCTGTTGTAAAGGTGGAATTGTTCCACTTGTCACAACACCCAATGCAGAAATTCTGATTTGAGATGAAGAAATTGAAGTTCCGCCAGTACCATAAGTTCCTTTACCTACTCCAATTAATTCAACTTTGTAACCATTTACATCCTCTGCCATAGTTGTTACAAAATAAGGTAGGTCAAAATCTGTTATAGTAAAAGAAGGAAGACTATTTATAATTGTTGCAAACTCGGCTCTACTAACAATCAAAGGAGTATCAATTAAAATTTCTCTTTTAATGTTATTTAAGCCAGCTGTTATTTTATCATTTAAAATTTTTCCCATCTCAGCTGTTAACGCTTTTGTAATGCCTCCAGTAGTTAGATCGTTTACTAAAATAGTATTTAACGATATTTGGATCTGCTCAATAGCATCTACAATTTTCTGAATTGTGTTTAAATTAATATTGTCAGAAGTCAATAATTTATTAATGGAGTCAATACGACCTTGCAGAATAACTCCCTGTTGCGCACTCAATAAAGATGTTGTTCCTCCTGTAACTAAGTCGTTTACTATAGTTAAATATTGCGCTGTAATTTTAGTAAATTCATCTAAGGGAACGTAACCACTTGCAATTCCTTTATTTGCTTTGTCTTCTTTTTTATTAAATAATACAGCATGAGCATCTATATCTGTTTTATGGTCTTGTAGTTGCGATTTGTCAGCTTTTGTATTTAATATTGTTTCGAGTTCGTCAATATCTTTTACGGGAATTTTTTCATATTTATGTCGGAATGAATCCCAGGTATCCCAAAACTGAGCTTGTGAAGGTTTTAAACCGGTTTTAAACCATTGTTTTATGGTATTTAATGTTTGTAAAGCCATTTTTCTTAATTATTTAATTGTAAATTTTGATAAAGTGAATCCTGCTATGCTTTGGCACAATAGAGTTTAATTAATCTTTTTAATTGTGTTTTTAGTAATCTCCCAATAGACTGATTTTATAAATGTTAAATTCAGAATGAAATTACATTTACTCTTGTCGGGAATCTTTGGCATTTTTCTAACACCTTTTGATAATAAAAAATCCATAGTGGCTATTGTTTTAAAGTGATTGATATAGTTGTTGATTGTTTTCAGTGAATAACAGAAGAATCTGTAATTAAGATTGCTGATGGTAATTTTTGAGGGTGTAAAAGTATAGGAGAAGAATAGAAAAAGAGCAAAAAAAAGGCACATGAATTCAGTAGTTTCAGTAGAAGTAGTGCTTGTTGAAACTACTGAATAATAGTTGTTTGGGATTTTAAAATGATAAACGACGGAACTATTTTTGCATTCAGAAAAACACCATAGAGATGAGTAAAAATGTAATACACAATTTCAATATTTCAATAAAAAATAGTACTGATATAAAAAGTTCAGAGCATTTAACAGAAAACTTTATTAAAGAGTTGGCTAAAGTTTCAAATGAAATGCACCAACAAAAAGATATAGTACAAATATGGAAGGAACAGCAAATTCAAAATGCTGCAAATGCCAACAATCCCAGCGCCTTAATAAAAGGAGGTCCTACTTATTCCACCGCTGAAAGAAACGAAAAAAGCGCAATATCGGTTCTTGATACTTCTTTGGTTTTAGAGAAAAAAAATCCTAATGTACTTACAGGTATAACAACATTAACTACAAACGCTCCAATTGGAGGAGGCGTTGCTGATACAACTGGCAGAATAACAACGAGTTCTCCCACATCAGTCAACATTACTCCTCCAATTTTTGGAGTTGATAATAACACTCTAAATTTTAGTACTGGACTTACGACTCAGACTTATGCAGGTGTTGTCTCCCAACAAACTCTTACGGTACCAAAAAATATTCAAATGAATAGCAATGAACCGTCTATAGAAATTGTTAAAGAAGAAATAAAAAAGAGATTAGATGTTGCAACTGCTACTAATAATAGTGTTGAAATAGAATATTGGAGAAACATTTCTAAAGCTTTTGAAGAGGGAGCTATAGCTCAGGATTTTGATGGGAAACCAAATAATATGCTGTTTACGCAAATGTACGCTAAGCTGAAACAACTCAATTCATCTACTATAGAAAGCCAAAGCTTTAATTGGGACATCATTCGCAAAAAAATGATAGAGTCAATTGACACTAACATATTGAACGGAAAAATTTCTACAGAAAGTATTATACGTTGGAAAAACATCAGACAGCAAATAAATAATGATACTATAAATGTTGCTAATCTCTTTGAGCAATATGATGAACTGTTTTTATTACTTAAAGAAGTTGAGGGACTTGATGCTTTGCCTATTAGTTTTACCATTATTACCAAAACTAAAATATATCCTAATTTAAGTGCAGATAAATATCCAGCTATAGGAACAGAGGATGTTTATGTGTTCTTAAAACAGATAAGTAAGAAAGATGTTGATGGAAGCAAAGTAAATAATGGTGCGGTAAAAATTAAAAATAGCAGTGCGACTTCATTTATTGTGGGAGAGAGCCTGGAATTTTTCCTTGATGAAACTTTTTTAAAGCAAAAAGATAAAAAAGAAAATATTAATTGGGTTGTTTACAAAGATGCAAAAAAACAAGGAATTGATTTTATCAACGAAGGTACATCGTTCACGTACAATTTTGATACTGCCGGAACTTACAAGGTTGAGGCTTATGGAGTTGAGGCTGGAGCAAATAAAAAATCGACAATAAATAAATCAGGATTTGTAAAGCTCAATATAATTGCACAAGAAATTCAAATTAAGGCTCCTGTTAATGTTAGTACATTTACAAGACCTTTTGTTGAGGAGAAATCTTTTAAAGTATCCTTAAAAAATACTTTAGTAAAAACATTAAATCCAGTAAAACTTTATTATCAGATAGACACTATAACCGCTAATAACACAATCAAAACTTCAGATGAGCAAGAATTAGATGCATCGGGGATTATTAAATTGGCTATGCCTGATTTAGGGACCTATAAAATTAAAGTCGCTAGTAAAGATCAATATGCATTAATTAAGGAATTTAAAACTTCAGTAATTAAAAATGAAGTTACCAGTATTGGTCTCGCCGAAAAAACATCCAACGATAATGTGTTTTTATTAGGCAATCCAGACAGCACGATTGCCTTAGAAGCAAAAACATTTAAAATAAATCCAACAGACGAAGAGAAAGAAGATGTAAAATGGATAATTTACGATTCTAACTACAAGCCTTATTTGACGCCAGAAACTGTACTATTTACAAATAAAAAAGATCCTCAAAAAGCATACATTCATAAAAGGAATTCTTTTACTATGCCAATTCCACAAAAAGAAGGGCGTTATACAGTAGAAGCTTTTAGTGATCGTCAAAAAGGAGCTAAAGCAGAATCTGTTTTTAAAATGGAAGTAAAACAGCCAGAAATAACCGAAGCATGTTGGACATGGAGTGGTGGAAGTAAAAAAATGACTTCTGGCTTTTCAGGAGAAAGTAATTGGATCAAAGCCCATATTCCGTATTATGGCGATCAAATAGTTAGAATTTATTTCTATCTCAATACGACAAAAACAAATCATTTTATTGATGTAAAAACCAATGAAAATGGTGCGATTTTTCAGGAAATAAAATTTGATTCTGATTTCAAGAAACTTATAGGATTTCAGGATAAAAAAAATGCCAAAATTGGATTCAAACTATTGGGAATCCAAAATAGTAAACCATATCCATTTAAGGCATCAACTAATTACGAATCTGATACGGTCTTGTCTGTTACAATAAATAAAAAAATACTGGATGTTTACTTTACATATGATGGTAATAGAGTACAACAGCAAGATGAAGTTCCATTTGGCAAAAAAGGTGCCGTTGTAACTATTGTTGCTAAAACCCAAAATATGGTAGGAGAAGATATTGTACTGACTGCTCATAAAATCGGAGAGAAACCAACTTTTAGTAACACAGCAAGAGTAAGCACTGAAGGAGTAGCAACAACCCGTTTCCTTTTGATGAATCTTAATAAGAAATTAAAAAAAGGAGCAAGTGTAAAGTATTATGTTGGTGTTGAAGGTTATTCTACGAAACATTTGACTGATAAGATGATGAATATGGTTGTGAGTAATGGGGACAAAGATTTAACTTGGGGTTCTAAGGTCAGTCAAGAATTTAGAGATAGAGTAATAGAGATTTGTACAAAAATTTGGCCTGACAATACGTTGGAAATGGCCAATGGGTTAATGGCTGTAATGTATAGAGAAACAAATCGTACGTTTGCAGCCAATCAATTAGAAGGATACAAGAAACTTATTTCTCGAGACCAAATGACTGAAAAACATTTTGAAAAAATTGATGAAAAAACTAAAGAAATGGGTTCCAGAGCAGTAGGGTTGATACAGTTTACTCAATCTGCTTTGGTTGCAATGGGCGAATTTAAAAATGGACAAGGATTTAAAAAGTTGCATAAAATAAAGTTGGAGTATGCTAAAATGAGTGATGTACAACAGCTTACTAAGGTTAAAAAGTATTTGAAAAGTCTTGCTAGGCTACCTAAAGTACCAGAGGATATTTATACTGCAATATTTTCTCCATACTTTATTGGTAAAAAAGATTTTGAGACATTATATGAAGTAGGAACTGAATATTATAATGCTAATCCAGGTTTAGATAAAAATAATGATGGAATCCAAAAAAGAGAACTTATAGAGAAATATTATGAAAGCTTAAATGAAGGAAATAAAAATGCTAATATTGCAAGTGTGAAAATTAAAAAAATCAAAAACGATTGCCCCAAAGGAAAATGCGTTCATTATGCAGATGTGGTTGAAAATCCTAAAATCAATAATCAAAGCAACAATATAGATAAAAATAGATTTCATAGAGCAATGAGGATTAATAAAGACCATCCTAAAGGATATTATCACACTGGAGTTGATATATTGGCTCAACCTAACACTCCTTTAAAGTCACTACTTTGTGGAATTGTCATAGCGGCTGGTGATACACAGGGAGAATTAGGTGTAATTGTTACTGTAAAATCTAAAGACAAAAATGATAATGATATTTGGATTAAATATTGTCATTTGTCCTCAACAAGTGTTATAGTTGGAGAAGTTGTTATGCATGGTGACGAAATTGGTTTATCAGGATATACAGGTAATGCTGATACTATAAAACCTGTTTATTATCATGTTCATATTGAAGCATCAACAGATGGAGTTTTTTATGGAGGTAATACTCGTGTTGATCCAGAATTATTTATGCAGACAAAATTTTAAAGTAACAATAAATTATATAATAAGACATGAAAAGTTGCATAAAACTATTGATTTTTTTAGTGTTATCAGGTGGCTGTAAGTCAGATGTTAAAATGGAAGCACAAGATAAGATCAATATAGAGATTAAAAAACAACAACCATCTTGTGAGGTAGAAGTTTCTGGAGGCACAAATAGCGAGTATGAAGTTCCTCCTGTTAACTTTTTAGAGGAAAAGTACAAAAAGAATGGTTTTGTTCTTCCAGACTCCACACCATCGTTTCCCTCATATACTTTTTTTGATAAAGAGTTAGGAGGTTTCAGTGTTAATTACATAGGAAAATCTAGATTGATCCAAGATTATTGGCTTGTTTCAAATAAGGTAGGATTTTTTTCTCAATTTGAAGATACTGACCAGATCTTTGAGAATTCAAAAGAGGTAAGTAACAAGGTAAATGCTGTTCTAATAAATAATATAAGTGATTATTACATTATTGCCGATTTTTTGCCTAAAGAAGCAATTTCAAAATATTATAATGATGTGTCGGGTGAATTTGATTTAAAAAATGACGCTTATACTTATTTCTATATTTATGAAAACAATAAATGGATTTTTATAAAAAGGCTCTTGACTGTTAAAATTGCTGGAGAAGGAATTTCTTTATACAATGATTTGTTATTATTTCATGGAATAAAGAAAATATAAAATATATTTTAATTTATGAATGGCATTATTTGTAGACTAACCATTTTAAGCTTGTTTATTTTTTTGGATGCAAAAACAATTCAAAGATAAAAGAGAATAATAATGATTTTAGCGTTAAAAACATAAAGTTGATTACAACTAAAGATACTTTGTTTCTTAAAGATGATGATAATCAGTTAGGAGAAGAATGGAGAAAATACGTGAAATACAAGGAAAAATATAATCAAATATTGATAAAAAACAAGAAATTTGACAAAGAGACTGAAGAGCGATTTAATGTATCTCAATTCCTAAATGGAGAATCAATTAAATATCTGATTATTAAACGAAAAATCAATTTGCATGCAAATTTCAATACTGTAATTGCCACTACGCCAGAAACTTTTATATTATTAAATTACAATTCAAAAGACGAATTAATTGATTTTTTGGATTTATCAAAGTATAACCAACAAATCTGTCAATGTACATCGAAAGTTTATATAGATAAAAATGGTATAATTCATTGCCAAATAGAATCAGGTAAACCTTTTTATCCTTATGTTGATTATAAAGTGAATGATAAAGGAAAATTTGATATTGTTGATCAGTTCATTCCTCCCAATGAAGAAAAAATGTCAGCTAGGGAAAGACTTGAATATATTATTAAAAAAACAACTCCGGTAAGTGACGAGGTTAATTTAAAATTATACTTAGAATCAGATGAATTCACTTCCTCAAATACCACATTTATTGACGAAAAGGATATAAAAAGCATTTTATTTTCCAAAAGTAATTCCGCAGATGTGTACAAATTGTTTTATGATTCCATTGGGCAATATACTGATGAAGATAAAAGCGTAAATATTTTAGGGAAAGTTTTAAATGAAGGTAACGTGGTATTAATTTGCAATTTAAACATGGCAGACCAAATTGGTGTGATCTTTATACTAAACAAAAATGACGAAATTACAAATTATAAAATTTTGAGTAGTAATGATCCATCAGCTGATGAGAATATATCAGAGTTGGTGAAAGAAATAAAAAATGCTGCGTGA